CGCGTACACGTCATTCAGATTGCTGATATCGTATTTCTGCCCGGACAGCTTCTCGGCGTCGGAAAGGAGCCGCTCCATCTCGGTTTTCGTGCCGCCGTAGCCGAGTTTGAGGTTGTCGAGCATGGTGTAATTCTGCTTGGCAAAGCCCTGATAGGCGTCCTGAATGGAGGAAATGCTTGTGCCCATTTTGTTGGCGTTGTCGGACATATCGATAATCGCCGTATCCGCCGCCTTTGCCGCCTTTGCGGTGTCGCCGCCGAGGGACTGAATGAGACTGGCCGAAAAGCTGGTGACCGTTTCCATGTACTCGTTGGCGGACATGCCGGCGGTTTTGAAGGCGTTGGCGGCATAGCTCTGGACGGCCGCGCTGGAATCCTTGAACAGCGTATCCACGCCGCCCACCAGCTGTTCGTAGTCGGCGTAAGCGGCGACGACTTCCTTGCCGAGCTTGACGGCGGCGGCACCTGCGGCGACCACGACCGCGCCCATCGCCACGCCGACGCCCTTGAGAACGCTGCCCAGCTTTTCAAACTTGGAACCGGACTTCTCCGCCTCGTCGCCGCTTTCCTTGAGTTCATCTCCCAAATTGTCCGCGCCCTCGGCGGATTCTGACAGCTCGCGCTCCATATCGTTCAGTTCAGCCTGCGCCTTGTTCAGCTGAATCTGCCAGTTCTGGGTGCGGCGGTCGTTTTCGCCGAAGGAGTCGGAGGCGTTTTGCAGAGCGGCGCGCAGGGTTTCGATTTTCGTCTTTTGGGCGTCGATCTGCTTATTAAGGACTTCATTCCGGGCGGCGGCCGCCTGCACGGATTTGTCCTGCTTGTCAAACTGGCTGGTGACAAGCGTCATTTCCGAGCCGAGGACCTTGAAGCTTTGATTGATGTCCGAGAGCGCCTTTTTGAACTCCTTTTCGCCCTCCACGCCGATTTTCAGGCCGAAATTATCTGCCATCTGCCGCTCACCTCCCTGTTAAATCCCCGGCGGGATGATATCATCAATGGAAAAGGTCCGTTTCGGCTTTTCCATGCCGAGAAACTGCTTGTGACAGGCCCATAAATCCAGAAACAGGCCGATGGGCATCAGCCAAAATGCCTCCGCGCCCATGCCCATCTGCACTGTTCCGTAATACAAAAGCCGGGTAAACATCTCTTCCGTGTTTACCCGACTTCCGCGTTTTTTGAGGAGGTTTCCTCCTCACTCTCCACATTCCGTGCCGTTCCCTTGAACATCGCCTCGGTGATGGCGTTTTTGTACGCCGCCAGATCCAGCGGCGAGGTCAGCAGTTCCACGTCCTCCTCGGTGAGCAGCTCCTGCGGGGCGTCCTTGTTTTTGAGGTTATGGATGAGGATGGACTGATTCGCCAACAGGGTAAGAAGCCAGATGATTTCATCCAGCGCCATCTCGAAATTTTCGGACTTCATCAGCTTTTCCCCAAGGTTCTCCAGCCCACCGTAGCGCCGCGCGATTTCCTTGGTGGCGCGGGTGGTGAGAATCAGTTCATACTCTTTTCCGCCGATTGTAATTACGGCACTTCGTTCGTTTTCCATGCGTCATCCCTCCTTATTCGCCCGACGTCGCTTCAGTGTAGGTGGGTTCGTACACCTGCCCGAACCAGCCGGAGATGGTTTCGGTCGTCACACCGGAAGCGCCCTCGGAAACCTCCGCCTTCCACGGGTGCGTTCCCTTGGTGTCCGGCTTGTTGCGGCGCATGACCGTGCCTTCAATGCTGGGCGTTTGAAAGGTGATGGAATCGCCTTTAGTCTGCAGGTTAGTCGCCGGAATGCCGAAAATGACGCGGTACAGCCAGAAGTAGCGGTACTTGCCGTTGGCCCGCAGGGCGCGGAAGCCGATTGCCACAGGCGGGGCGATGTTCTCGCCGGCGGAAATCAGAACCCCGTTGTTGTCCGCCAAAGCGCCGGTGAGATTCTGTGCGGCCGTGATGCCGATATCGTCCACGCCCAGCGTCAGCGTGCCTGATTTGAAGTCCTTGACCACCTCCGACGCGCCGTCATCGGCGTAAAGGGTCGCTTCGGCAAGTTCCACGGACAATTCCGCCGAGATGGCTTTTGCGAGAATTTCCGGGGTGTCATAGGTTTCCTCGCCATCCTCGGCTTCGGTGATTTTTGCGTAATAGAGCTTATCCATTCCAATGGTAGCCATGTATTATTCCTCCGTTTCATAAGACTGCGCGATGTCAATCGCGTAGTGGTGATAGCCGGTGTCGTCCTCATGCCCGACATAGGTGCGTGCCGTGATGGTAAAACCAGCGTTCAAAAGCGCCTGCGTAATCTGCCGTTTGCGTTGCAGGTAATTGCCCTTGGAAAAGAGCGAAATCCGCACCTCGGACACATCCATCAGCGGCGCGTTGTCGCCGAACAGGGCGAAATCGTCCGCCAGCGGCGTCAGCACCAGATATTCGTCGGGCGGAACGCCGGAAAAAACGCCCGTCTCCACCGGGAGAATGGGCGTGAGAATCGTATTGAGTTCTGAAAGCACGCTCATATTTTCCGCACCTCCTCGTCCAGCTTTGATTTCATCGTTTCGATGCAGGTTTTGCGGCTCTGGGTTTTCGCCGGTTTGAGAAAGGGCTTGGGCGGCTGGCCGTGCCGGCCATACTCGAGGATGTTGGCGATTTTTGCGTTACTGCCGCCACCCGGGCGCGGCTCGGCAAAGCCGACCTTGATGTCCCAGCCCGATCCGTCCCGTTTAGGCTTGGCGGGCGACAGTCCCAGCGCGCTTTCCAGTTCGCCGGTGGAGCGGCTCGGAATTTTCGTGCCTTTGCCGACGACAGCGGAGAGGTTGGACTTTACCCGCTCCAGCACCACCTGCCCGCCGGCTTCGAGAACTTTCGGAAGGATTTCGTCCGTCTTTTCATTCAGCCGGGAAACCTTCAGCAGAAAGTCCTCCGGCATTTTGATTTCCGCTTTTGCCATATCAATTCACGCTCCCTTCCACCAGCTCACATAAACACTCCACATACATTCCGCGTCCACGCACGTCCTCCACGCTGGTAATTCGATACCGTTTCTCCTCGCAGACGATGAAGAGAGACGGACTGACCTCGATACCGGGGATTTTGCGGAAGCGGAACAGCACGGACGCTTCGGGAAAGACCGCCATGTTCGCCCAGCGCTCCGAGCCGTTTCGGTCCTCCTTGTAGGCGCGGACGGAAGCAAGAACCGTGTCGCCCTGCGTGACAAAGCCGTCCTCATCCTTGACCGGCGCGTTGGAGATGATGTCGATGAAGCTGTTCATTTTTCCAAAACTCATCGCTATACCTTCCAATCCCGGTCAAGCCGCAAAAGCAGATTGACCGTTTCCCAGACCTGCCGGCCCGCCTGCACGGAATCGGCAAAAAAGCCGCCCGTCGAACCGTCGCGGCTTTCATAGAAATGCGATGCCAGCATAATGACCGCCTGTTCGGTAGTTGGTGTCATTTCGTTTTCCGTGTAGAACCCTTCCGGGATGTGCTGATAGCTTTCGGCATAACGGACGGCGGCGGTGATGTACATCTGGAGGAGCTCGTCGTCTTCCGTATGCGAAAGAATCAGATTCGCTTTGACTTTTTCAAGCAGGGTGTCCATTCCCGCCGCCTCCTTCCTTGATTAAGAGCCTGCCTTCATCTGCAGAAGCTGGATGCCTTCCGTCAGAATCACTTTGCCATCCACGCGCTCCGTAGCCACATAGCCGATCTGGCCGTTGGTGGCATACAGTTCGTTCAGACGCTGAACGGTACGGCCTGCGCGGTCGCCGATCCAATAGTTCTTGAAATCGCCGAACGCCACGGTATAGGCGCCTGCCGCAATTGCCGGCGCGTAAGGAGAGGTGTACAAATCGTAGCCGAGCAGCTTGTCAGGTTCATCCGCCTGCAGGGAGGGCTGCCACAGATACACGCCGTTGCTGTCCTTCAGCTTGCGGATGGCGGAGATGGTTGCGTCGTTCATGAGGAACTTGGCGTTTCTGCGGTACGGGGATTTCAGCGCATACACAAGGCTGATCAACTCGTCCGCCGTGATGGCATTCTGCGCCGCCGCGGTCACACCGACCGCGCCGCCGTTTTCGGTAAAAATGCCCGTGGGCTGGTTCGTTCCGGTTCCCACGCAGAAGGCTTCCTCCTCGGCGATGCCGAAGGCTCTGGCAAATTCATTCATGAGGTAATCTTCAATATCGAATGCGGAATCCTGCAGAAGCTCCACGCTGACGCGGCAGAGGTCGGTCAGCTTGAAGGCGTCAATCTGCTTCTGCCCGAAGGTCGGATTGCTCTCGGTGTATGCGGCGTTCTCCGCGGTCCACTGTGCCGTGGAGTGACCCGTGGCAATAGGAATCTTGCGTTCGTGCTGTGTGGTGATAACCTTGGCGAGGGAGCGGATCACATTTTCTGCTGTAAGGGCGGTGACAATCTGGGTTTCAAATTCCTCCGGCACCAGATAGCCGCCGTCCGCGTCCACGCCCTCGGACAGAACGTTGTGCAGCTGGATTTTGCCGCGCAGGTGGCGGTCAAAGTCCTCTTTGTAGGCGTCGGAAGCTCTGCCGGCTTTCTCCGGCTTGAGGGACGCGGCACGTTCGGGCGCTTCAGTAATAGGGCTGTTCACGGGCTTGTTCAGTTCCGCTTCGATGGCGTCCCGGCGCTCCATGCGCTTGATTTCATTGGTGAGGCTGTCCAGGTCATGCTCCATCTTGGCATAGGCGGCGTCATCCTCCGCGGACAGCACGCCCATGTCGTTCCTGTGGGTATCGAGGAAGCCCTCCATCGTATTCCACAGTTTGGCTCTTTTGTTTCTCATTTCGGTAATCGTCATGATAAAAATCCTCCTTGCTTTACAGCAGTTTTTTGTAAAGGGACGCCTTCAGTTCATCGACCGGGCGCCCTTTTGGTTGTTTTTCCGGCTTGCGGGATGCTTTGCCGGAAAGCTTATTCATGAGGGAACGTTCCACCGCTGAAGCGGAGAACGCATATCCCTCGGTGTCCGCTGTGGATCCGCGCTTTTCATCCGTCAGGATATCGTCCGCAAAGCCGAGTTCGATGGCCTTTTTGGCGTTCATCCAGGTGGTATCGTCCATCATGTGCGATAGCTGTGCGTGGGAAAGCCCCGTCTTGATTTCATAGGCGTTGATGATGCTTTCCTTGACTTCGGAGAGCATATCAATTGCCTTTGCCATGTCGGCATGGTCGCCGAATGCCATCGTCGCCGGATTGTGAATCATCATCAGGGCGGTGGGCGCCATCAGCACTTTGGTTCCCGCCATCGCCACGACCGAAGCCGCGGACGCCGCGATGCCGTCCACCTTGACGGTCACATCGTCCTTGTAGTCCATCAGCATGGTATAAATCTGGCTGGCGGCAATGCAGTCGCCGCCGGGCGAATTGATCCAGATGGTGATGGGGCCGCTTCCCGCGAAAAGCTCCGCGCGGAACGCAGCCGGCGTGATATCGTCATCGAACCAGCTTTCGTCCGCAATAGTGCCGTCAAGGTATAGGGTGCGGATACCGGTGTTTTCGTCATTGTCCCAGTTCCAGAAGCGGCGAGCCGCCGCCGGCATTTCGCGCCCGTTTTCTGATGCGGACTTCAGATTCTGTACCCGCGTCTGGCGCTGATTCTGGTTCTGTAGATTGGTATTCATTGGATTGTTCCTCCTCTCTGTTGTTGTCTGTACCCGCGAAAGCGCCGGCATCGGCAAGCTTGGTCATGGCACCGTTAATGAGATACAGATCGCCGCCTTGTTCTGCGGGGATGCGGTCGAGGTTCTCCAGTTCCCGGATATCGTTTGCCGACATCCAGCCGTTCTGCCTTGCCGTCGCGTAGCCGGTCATGCGGCTGGCGTAGTCGCCGCGGAGCAGGCCCTCCACATTGAATTTCACGAAATAGGCTTTCTTTTCGTCGGGAGTCAGGAGCCGCCGCTGAATGGACTGTTCCCAGCGGATGACCCACGGGTCCAGCGTATACTTCACAAATTCCAGACTCTGCTGTTCAATGTTGGAGAAGCTGGACTTTTCCAGGTCGCCGACCATATGCGGCGGCACACGGAAAATCCGTGCAATCTCGTTGATCTGGAACTTGCGTGTTTCCAAAAACTGCGCCTGCTCCGGTGAAATGGAGATGGGCGTGTATTTCATCCCTTCCTCCAGCACGGCGATCTTGTTGCTGTTCGCCGAGCCGCCGAAGGTCTGCTGCCAGCTTTCACGCACCTTGCTGGGGTCTTTGATAGTCCCGGGATGCTCCAGGACACCGCTCGGCGCCGCGCCGTTGGCGAAGAACTTGCTGCCGTATTCCTCTGTGGCAATCGCAAGCCCGATGGCGTTCTTTGCCATTGCGATGGGCGAATAGCCCACCAGCCCGTCAAAGCCAAGCCCCGGAATATGAAGCACATCGGAAGGCTGAAGAATTACCGTACTGCCCTTCATGGTGTGCGCCTCATCGGACGACCGCTGGTACTGGTAATACAGCTGTCCGTTCGTGTCACGGTTGACCGTCATTTTATTCGGCATCAGCGGATACAGGGCAATGACCTGTCCTTTGCCGTTGCGAATAATCTGGGCATAGGCGTTTCCCCATAACAAAAGATGAGTCATCAGCGTTTCCCGGAACACGAATGAACTCATCTCAGGATTCGGCTCGTCATGGAGCAGAAGGTATAACGGATGACCGATGGCTTTTTCCTTGCCGCCGTCCTCCTTGTAACGATAGAGGTGGAGGGGAAGCCCCGCAATCGCTTCCGACAGGATGCGCACACAGGCATACACCGCCGTCATCTGCATCGCGGAGCGCTCGGTCACCAGCTTGCCGGAGGAAGAGCCGCCGAGATAAAAGGCATAGCTGCTGCCCGGGGTTCTGTTTTCAGGCTTATCCCTTGAGCGGAACAAGCCGCTGAAGATTCCCATAAAAATCATGCTCCTTCCTAAAACACCAGAAGTCCTCTGGTGTCGTAAACGCTCTCGCCCGTATCGTTGCCGCAGCGGATGGCACGGTCAAGCGCCATGATGGTGGCGACCGCGCCGTCAATCTTTTCGGTTGATTTCTCCTTATCCGCCTTGATGTTGCCGGCAGGGTCGGTGCGGATAAAAATGTTGTCCATATTCCATCTGAGAACAGGATGCCCGCCGTGGGCGATTTTTTCTTCCAATGTCAGCTTCATCAGTTCCTTGGTGGGCGGTGACATATCCTTAAAGCCCTGACCGAACGGAATGACTGTAAAGCCCATGCCCTCAAGGTTCTGCACCATCTGCACAGCGCCCCATCGGTCAAAAGCGATTTCACGAATGTTGTATTTTTCTCCGAGCCGCTCAATGAATTTCTCGATGTAGCCGTAATGCACGACATTGCCTTCCGTGGTCATGATCAGTCCCTGCCGCTCCCATAAGTCATAGGGAACATGGTCCCGGCGGACACGCAGAGCGACCGTTTCCTCCGGAATCCAGAAGTACGGAAGGACACTGTATTTGTCCGCTTCATCCTGCGGCGGGAACACCAGAACAAAAGCCGTAATGTCCGTTGTGCTGGAGAGGTCAAGCCCGCCGTAGCAGACGCGCCCTTCAAGGCTTTCCTCATCGACGGGGAACGCGCAGGCGTCCCATTTCTCCATCGGCATCCAGCGCACCGACTGTTTTACCCATTGATTGAGGCGGAGCTGTCGGAACGCGTTCTCCTCGCCGGGATTCTGCTTTGCGGAATCGCAGGCAGCTTTCACCTTGTCGATGCCGACCGTGATGCCCAGGGAGGGATTGGCTTTCTTCCAAACTTCCGGATCTGTCCAGTCCGCATCCTCCGCCGCACCGTAAATCACGGAATAGAAGGTGGGGTCGACTTTGCGCCCCGTCTGGATGTCAAGGGCTTTCTGATGCACCTCATAGCAGATGGAATTTGTATCATTGCCCGCCGTCGTAATCAG